CATGTCACGGCTCTGTTTTTCGAGATTACCTTTCATACTACATTCAAATCGTGCTTCAGCAATTTGCTGTTCAAAATATGCAATTGCACCAATAACATTTGCTAGATCTGACGTAACCTTGCTATACCAATTACTCATTATTCCCACTCGTCGTCTTGATCAATTTCCCAATCTTCAGGCTCTTCGTCCTCGGATACAATATCCATCGCTTGATCTAAGTACGGGCATGCTTCAATAATTTCTTCAGTATGAACTTTAATTTCAATGCCATTATCATTCATAATATCAAGAAATCTGAATGCCCAGTCTGGTCGGTCCTTGGCCGGAATTAAACTTTTTGCACTTGTATAAATGTTTAAATAAAGTTCAATTTCATGATCAGCTAGTTTCATTTTCATCCTCCAAGTCGGGAATTTCTACTCCATCCTGAATTTCTTCTGGTAAACTATTCCATTCAGACATTACTAGATCTAATGCCCCGTTTTTATTTGCATTCCACGGCTTGCGGAACATTTTAATAACTTCGCCAGTTACTGGACTAATATATTCCAAGCTATTGCCGCTTTTCTTTAATACCCCTTTAGCTTCAAAAAAGTCTGTTAATCCACTATACGGACTCATTCCTGTTTCATATGGAATTTCTACTTGTACACTTTCAAATGGTTTTGCATAACGTGTTTTCATTACTTTACATGCTGCACGAATGCCATGTACTTGTGATGTTTTATTACCATCTGCATCTACTTTTAGTTTAAGTTTACGCATTGCAATAACAATACTTGATGCATAGATAAAGCCTTGGCCGCCTGAGATTTTATCATCTGGGTCAAACATATCTTGTGATGCATATGTATGGTTAGTTGCCAATAATCCAATATTATAATCACCAAACATGTTTACACAGTTTCGTACCAATGCAGTTAAGGCTTTAGGTTTACGACCCAAATCACCTTTCATATCACCTTTGTTGAACTGGTCAACATCAGTAGGCGTTAACATCATACCCAAAGAGTCAATTACAAATAATACTTTTGGACGTTCTTCATCCGGTGCATCTGCAAAATTAGATTTATACTCTTTCATAAAGTCACTAATAACTTTTGCTACATCGTCGATCATTGCTACATTTAATTTCATTAACTTTTCTTCACTAGTATCAACCTCTAGTGCATGTAGCCATTTTTCATCAAGTGCATTTTCACTGTCAATTAATACAACAAAAATACCTTGATCTTGTGCTGCTTTTACTACGTTCCCTGCTGCAATATAACTTTTACCTGCGCCTGATTCTCCTGCAAGAACAGTTACTTTACCTAGTGGTACACCTTTATGAAAATCATCACTAATTAGTTTGTTTAATGTATAATTTCCTGTTGAAATCCAGGTGTCAGGATCTCGAAATCCAGTGCTTAATCCAGGTACAGATTTTGTGATACTTTTGCGGAATTTACTTACGTCAAATGGTCTTGCCATAATGTTTTTTCTCCATTCACATAAACAGAACTTGGGCATGCAAAAAGCAGTGGCCCAAGTTGTGCTACTTACTTACGATTACGAATTGCTGCTAAAATATCCTGAGCGCTTGGCTTATCACCGTCTGCTGCTGGTGCAGGGTCAGCATCAAATGGTGCTGCTGCTGGTGCCGCCGCTGCTGCTGGTGCCGCTGCTGGTGCTGGTGCCGCTTTTGCCGCTGCTGCTGCTGGAGTAGGACCATTACCACTACGAGCTGGTGCATCGACGCCATATGGACGATAGTAATTTGCAAAACGATCTGGATCATATAATTGACCATCTACACTGGCTTCAAACATTTCAAAGATAGCATTTAGATGCTCAGCGTCTGGCTTCTTAGGTAGGAAGTCATTCAAAGTATACAGTCCATGTTGTGCAATTGCATCACGTTCTTCTTGATTTAGGCCACGCTCACGACGTGCCCAATTAGAAGTACCATAATCAGCATATTGGCCTTTGCTTCCTTTCATTACTTTAAAGTCAGTGCCTTGTTCATAATCAGTTGGCAGTTCTGGGAAATCTGGGTCCATAAGAGCTGCGCTAATAATTTTAAAGATTTGAGGTGAGATTACAAATCGACGAATTGGATTTGCTGGGTTTTCTTCATCCAATGGATTGTCAGTAACAAATCCTTGGAATAGATAACTGCGCTTCTTCCAATACTTACGAGCATTGTCTTCCAATGCTGGGTCTTTAAACCATGGACGAATTTCCGCATGAACTGGGCAAGTATCGCCCCACATTTCTACACACGGCACCTGTACAGTTACAGGTTTATTCTCGTCTTGTCCTTTAATCCCAGGAAACTGGAAACGCATCATTTGACGTTCTTTCCAGAAAAATGTATTATTTTCATCAGCGTCAGGAAGGAAACGCAATGTTGTTGATTCGCCTTCTTTGATGTTCCAGTGTGGGAAAATTGCATTATCGCCAGTACCAGTGGATTTATTTCCTGATTGACGATTTTCTTGTTCGAGCAGTTTTGCTCTGATTTGTGCTAGAGTTCCAGCCATAGTTATTTCTCCTTTATTAGCCTATATTAGTTTTAAATGCACACACTATTGCATGTGCGGGTTTTGCCTTTGTTAGCCTATACAGTATATACTTTTAATTGCCTACTGTCAAGCAAATTGTTGATTTCTTTATGAAATTTTTTGTCTTAATGCAAACATTACATCTTCACTAAGATCGGTTATACTTTCTGTTTCTGTTTTCTTTGGCATCATTGCAAATCTTACAAATTTAGCAACTGCTATTTGTTTCTTATTATCCATGTCATGAACACGGTCTGCAATACCCCATAAAACATTTGATAATACATGGTTTTTCGAACGCAATCCAATAAACGATAGTAAGGCGCTTAATTTAGCAACAGGGCCTTCGCTGCCAGCATACTTTGCTGGATTTTCGTTATCTGGATGCTCAGGATCGTTAGGATCAATATCAATAGCAAGATCATCGCCAGATTTAATGATTGCAAAAAGTTCATTGAATAATTTTTCTTCCATTTGGTCTTTTTTCCTATTTTCTGATACAATGCCATTGACACGTGTTATAACCCGCTGCATATCTTCTGCGGTAAACGTATTATACATAAACTGTTCGCTAATGTCAACATTTATTTCATCTTCTTCTTGAACTTCTTGAACTTCTTGACTTTGAAAATTGTTATAACCTTTGCGTGTAGTTAATGATTTTATAAATGATTTTTGTTCAGCTACACGACTGCGCACTGCTTCAATAATATCGCCATTATCTTCATTAACTAATTTATTAGACCGTGTATGCTTAATAAATTTTGCCAAGTCTGCAATTTCTTCACAAACGCTCAAAATTTGTTGACCTTTTTGATCGTATGGATTACCACCATTATCAACATGCATAGTCATTGCTTTTGCACCTGCCATATATCGGTGCGGGAAATTAAATCGTTCGCCATTGGCATTTTCAATAAACAAATTATGTATGTTGCGGCTCCGCGCACCACGTTTTGTTTCATCTACGCCTTTACTATGTTTAATTATTAATTTAGCTTCTTTAAATGGTACATAACTTGTCTTAATGCTACCATATGCCTTTCCAAATACGCCTTCACTTACATTTTGATGGCTAAAATCTTTTGGTTCAATGTGTTTGTCAAAATTTCTCACTGTAAATTCACCTAAGTTGTTATGTGTCGCTTTTTTGATCGCTTTGATCAATTTCATATTATCTGTAATATCATAGTCTAGCCCGGCCTGTACCACTGTTGAAATTTGTGCTTTTTCCATACGTAGCGATATCATTAAATCTTGATCGTATGCGTAAAAACGTGTGGCTTCTGTATCGTCTGTGGTTTTTTGACCACTCTCCGTGAACAATACTAATTTATAGTTTGCCCCTTTTAGAATATTAAATATTTCGTGTGCTAAGTTTTCCATGACATATCCTTTTGTTATTCGTATTTATACAAAATGTGTTATAAAAAGCTCATTGGCATTGGCTCATCATAATCATCGTCATCATCATTTGTACCTAGATAATCAAATGCACTTTCTTCGTATTTTGTAATTTCTTGGGCCATGCGAGTAATTAACACCAAGGCCATGACCAAGTCATCCTTTTCTCCATCTTTTGCTGAAAAACTACTACCACGAGCTACAAAAGTTTTTAATTCACGCAATAAATTCTTACTTGCAATTTCAATTTTATCAGTTTCAACCCAATGCTTTAGTTTAGCACATGCTGCCAATTTTGATTTGTGGGTTGTAGTAAATCCGCGTCGTAACTTTGTATTATTGCCACGCTTTTTGGGTTCTGATAAAAATGTACCAGGGATATTTTCTTCGCCTATTTCTTCTACAACAACCAATGCAGCTTCGCCTAATGTGTTATTTTCTATACTGTAATATATTTCAGCAGTTTCATTTGAGTCTTTTTCTATAAGTTCTAAAATCTGTTTAACAATTCTAATCTGATGTTGGATTGATGTTTTATTGTGCTGCCATTCTGCTACTTGTTTCATACCAGGTAATTCATATACTTGTATTGCAGCATTATCACCACCTGTGCCTAGACTAGGATCCAATGCTACCATATAAATTTTACCAGGTTGCACTGGCTTAAACCATCTTACTTGTCCTTGTTTTGCATATGGATCTTTGCCTTCAAGCAGTGTTAGTTTTATACTATCAATTAGTGTTTCATCAAATGCAATAAACTCATTTAAGTGTTCACGCCTGAAACGTTCCTCGCCTATTTTCCCTTTTTCTTCATCAGCCCATTTTTGATCTCTATCTGGATGCTTTTTCCAATCTGCACTATATCCACGGAATCCATTAAT